GTCTAGGACCACGGTGCGGAATTCGTGCGCCTCGCTGTAGAGCGTCCCGATAGCCTCCAGAACGTCATTAGACGAACGAGCAATCGGGAAGTGATCGACCTTAAGCGAGCCCAGGCCGTCCTCGGTTAGAATGAAGACAGGGTTAGGCGCACCAGCGGCAAAGGTGGTCTTGCCGATCCCCTCCACGCCATAGAGCATGACGCGGGGGGCGGCGATGGCTTCGGATTTGCGGATGGATTTGAGGTCAAAGGACATTGCCAATACCCCCGTTCGGTTCAGCAATTTTCCAAACGCGAGCCCCGTTGGCGTCGGATCGTGTTACGCACCAACCCGGCCCCCCGACTTGACGCGCCCTAGTTCTAACGCTTTTCCCCGCTTGATGAGGAATATAAACACTGTCCCCCACTTCGGACCGCATAAGCATACGGATTGCTTCGGTCATAGGCCCTGTTCGAGTGGGCCTCATAGCAATCCCCTTTTCAATCTTGATTTCCATTTCAGTTCACTTCCTCAATGTTGATCCCGGTTTTGGCTGGCTTGACGGTGATGTGTTCGGACATCTGGCGATACAGGTCGGGGCGCATTTCGCGGATTTTGCGGATTTGCGGTTCGTTCAGTTTGGGCTCGTATTTGATGACTTGGAATTGCTCGGGCCATTGTTCGGTAAGTTCGTGCAAGGGCTCAAATTCGGCTTTGTAGGTCAGCTTTCCGATGACGGTGATTTTGTGCGTGGGCAGAGTGTGTGTTTCGCGGCCTTCTTCCTTGGCTCCGGTTATGGCGATGATTTCAGTTTCGATTGAGACGCGCAGGGCGTTGGCTTCGATTTCGGCGGTCTTGGCTTTCACCCATGCGGAGGCGAGGGCCTCCAGGGCTGTTTCTCTGTTTGACATTGGGTTTCTCCATCCAATGACCGAACCCTAGTCGGCCCCGTTTAGCGTGTCCAGACATTTTTTTGCACAAATCGCTATTGCAGAAAATGCGCTTCTCGGCCTAGTGTGTGTGACAAGGAGATTTCCCCATGAATTCGATCCGAGGGCGTGAACAGCCCGCATACGATGTCGTCACTATGCTCGGCGGCGTCACCAAGGCCGCGACCATCCTGAACACCTATCCATCTACCGTATCGCGGTGGTTGCAACCCACAAGTAAAAAGGGCTCTGGCGGCAAGGTTCCGCTTAAGTATTGGAAGCCCATCCTCGATTATGCAGAGCAACATAAAATAAAGATCAGCCTTGAAACGCTGTTCAAGGGTTAACCCGTGGACAACAGCGAGTTCCTGCAACACGTCTATGGCGACCTGGGCGACGGCTACGGCTGGACGACTAGCTTTCGCGCCGACCCGAATGCCGCCGATGTCACCATGTGGGGCGGCAAGGCATGGCGGGCGACTGAGGCCCAACAGCGGCTAATTAACAGCCGGTCGGAAGATAACAATTTCTTCTGTGTCTCTGCCATGAAGGGCAAGGAGATAGCACGGCGTAAGGCACACTTTCACAGGCTATGCGTTCTCGTAGCCGACGATGCCGACATGGCCGGGCTAGGGGCACACCCTAGCTATGTGATCGAAACGTCACCGGGCAAGTTCCAGATTGGCTGTCTGATCGACGCGGACGATCCCGATGCTCGCGATCCGGCATTGATCGACCGCATCATGCAGGCAATGGCCCTGGACGGACTCGTTAAAGCGGATGCGTCGGGCAACAACCTGATCCGGTATGTGAGGCTCCCCCAAGGCGCGAACACGAAGAAGCGGCCTAGCGGTGCCTTTGCGGCGCAACTGCGGCAATTTGACGCACAACGGGTTTATAGCCTGGACGATGCTTGCATGGTGTTTGGCATCAACCTTGACCGATTGCGCTCTGAAACGGTGGTCCCGCTACGGCGCGAACTGAAGCCCCGATCAAATGCCGCACAGCTTGTTGAGGCGCTGGTTACGCCAAATCTGGATGAGCGTAGCTATCATGATCCGCTTTTGAAGCTGACCGCTAGGCTCACTAGCGAGGGCGTGAGGCCCGACACAACCGTTGAGATGGTCACCGGGCTCATGCAGGCCGGGAAGCCCCCTGAAGGGCCGGAATTGCGGCGCTGGGAGGCCCGTGTCCAAGAAATCCCACGGCTGGTGCATGGCGCTCAGAAATTTGCCCCGGAGCCCGCTTTTGAGCCCGGCGAACTGATCCGAACGGCTAACGATGTTGGCCGCGAGTATGAAGACATTGACTGGATTGTGGATGACCTGATCCCCGAACAAGCCGTGGGCATGATTTTCGGTGCGTCTGGCACGTTCAAGTCGTTCATCGCCATCGACCTGTGCTGCCATATGGCAAACGGGATGGACTTTATCGGCAAGGAAACGCGCAAGGCCCCGGTCTTGTATCTGGCTTCCGAAGGCGGCGCGGGTATCTATCGGCGGATTCAGGCTTGGCATAAGCACCACGGCTTGCCGATCTCCGACGACATTTGGCTAGTGACGACACCGCTTATTCTGACTGTGAAGGAGCAGTTAGAAGCGTTGGTTGCGGCCATGCACCGAATGAAGGTGAAGCCCGCCCTGGTCGTGATCGACACGCTATCTCAAACGTTCGCGGGCGATGAAAATTCATCGAACGACATTGCATCCTATATCCGCGCCATCAATACGGACGTTCGGGCACAGTTCGGATGCTCCGCTATCATCATCCACCATACCGGCCACAATGCGTCAGACAGGCCGCGTGGCTCGTCTGCCATGATGGCAAACTTGGACTTCCTGCTAGGCGTGTTCAAGCCTGATCCCGAAGCTCCAACGGCTCGCGTCACGGTCGCCAAGCAAAAGGATGGGGATAGGCTGGAGGACATGTATTTTACAATGGAGCCTATGCCGCTTGGCGTGAACAAGAAGGGCAAGCCCGCGTCGTCCCTGGTTTCGACCTATAACGATGCGCTACGGGCGGCGGGCGGCAAGACCAGCAAGTATGACATTGTGTTAATGAACCTACTCGAAAGCGGCAAGATCGTGTCGGAGGACGACATGCGAAACGCAATCAGAGACGAAGCGGAATGCAGCGCGGCGACTGCCCGCCAAGGCGTCAGGCGCTCGCTTATGAAGCTGGTGAATGCTGGATACGTTCGCCGCGCCGGGACCGACGCCTGGAAAAAGGCATAAAAAAGGCCCCGCCGCCTGGAGGAGAGGACAGGCGACGGGGCGGCGAGGAAAATGTCTATCTCTCAACTCGCGGAGGTCTTTTATACGCTTTCGAGTCTCCGCGCAACGCCATCGCTCGCTTTATTTTGTTCCGGCTAACGGCCTTACGCATCGGCCCGCCTTCTTCCCAGGCTTTGTATGCGGCTTCCCTGCATATGCGGCTAAATTCCTCGGGGTTGTCTTTAACCCACTGTTGCGCGGCCTTGGTGTTAGTTGTCGAGTAGTCCTTTCGCAAAGCGATCAGGGCTTGATAATACACCCTGTCGCCGCGTAGCTTTCCTTTGCTGGACTTGCTGCCTTTATACCGGCCTTCCGCCATCTGTTCCGGCGTCAGCCTGTGCTGGTTCGGACGCTTGTCCCTCTTGGGAAGATAGCCCCACTCGAACATCTTTTTTCGCCTGTAGCCTGTAGATTCGACCTAGCACCGCGCTCCGGGTCTTGCCCATTTCTTGCGCGATCTGTCGAGCAGTATAGCCCTCTTGCCGCAAGGCGCAAAGGGTAGCGTCCTCCTGGGGCGTCCAAGATACCGGGCGACCAGCCATTTTAGTCTCCATACAAATCTTGTTGTTGGGCTTTAATTTCCCATCGCGGAGGGCATTGCGCGGCGTCCCACCGCGTAGCCATAGCCAAAGCAGAATTATGGATTAGGTGATGATTGCGGGCTATGTCTGTGCTGTCCAAGCTGGAGAAGGGATAATGATGCAGGGCCAGTTGCATTCCCCGCAACATATGCAGCCAAGGAATGCGCTTATGGCGCTTCGCAAGTTCATTAAACGCCTCATCCATACGCCTACGCCATGCAGGGCCTAAAACCTGCCAATGCTCGTCTGTAGAGCCTACACACACACGGGGCCATGCGTCACATAGGGCAAGAAGCCGAGAAATAGGCTCCCCCGTATGCCATACGGGAGCGCCGCGCTGGCCGTGCGGCCATTCTCGAATTAGCGCGTCCTGTTCCTGGCTTCCAGCATCAATCACGTCTGGAATTACGGCCCAAGTTGTTTGATAGTCTAGCCATTGGTCACACCAAGAATAGTATGCTGTCCAATTCGTTTGCCGGCCCGTAGTGTGTTTAGAAAAAGCGCCATTGTCCAGCATCACGGACTGACCAATTGCATGAACTGTTTTGACTTGATCTGGCCTAGCGTGAGACACGCAAAAATTACGGCCAGAAATGCTTAAAAGCACTTCGTTTGGGGTAATCGGGGTGCCGTGGTAGTGAATCGTCATTCGCGAGAGAGTTCAGCCGCGACGGCAACGCCAGTTTCATAGTCCCCAACGATCCTGTGCGCGTGGTATCGCAACCAAGGGGAGATCGTTGTCTTGCTGTCAGCGACGACCACAACCGGCTTCCCGATCTGCCACGCAAACAGCACTTCCATTGACGTTCCAACGCTCGGCTTGTCGTAGCTGACCAAAACCGCGTCGCATCGCTGAATGTCGATCTTGTCGAGTTCCACGATGTCCCGATAGGCGACCGCTTCCTTGCCGCGATAGTCCCGCCGCATAGGGTCCAGGGTTTCGCCTGCCCAAAGGCTTTTGACATGCTCGCGCCAGCCCGTTGCCTGTTCGTCCGTGCAGCCATTGATCGGCCCGCATAGGTAAAGCGTGGTCATATTTCGATCTCCTTTGTTTGTGCAATCCACACAGCCCCCAAGCCTTCCGCCTCGCGCCATACCTCAACGCGGCAAGCCTTGACGGCAGCGCCCAGGTGGCCCGCGAGGTCTTCGGATAGGGTCAGATGCGCGGGCAGTTCCCGGTGATCTAGGGCAGACGCCCATTTCCGCAGCAACCGTTGCCGCTCCAGAACGTCCGTTCCGTCATGCGGCCAGAAGGCCCGAACCCGCCAAGTGTGGCCGTGCAGTTTTCCGGCAGCGTTTCGGTGAGCTGACGAAAGGTGAGCATCTGCCCATTGCAAGGTCACAGCCACGGCGCTTTCCATGTCGTGTTAGGCCAGCCATCGAACCCCCGCTCAGGCCCGCCATAATTGCGGTCATCGGGCAGTTGCAGCGGCTCGCGGCGGGGCTTGGGCGGGCCGAAGATGGCGCGGAGGAGGTCGTGGAGAAGCCATGCGGGGTTCACTGGTCAGCCTCCTCGGCTTTAGCGAACCGGCCCTGTTCATCCCGATAGCGGACCAACTCGCAGAGCGGGCAGGGACCGCCCTCAAAGCACCTGTCGTGGGCGTTGACGCACTTCACCTCAGCTTCACTCACTGGCCAGCCTCCTTGAGCAGAGTGCGGGGCCGGAAGGCGTCGGTAGTCGGTATTCCGCCGATTTGATATCTCCGCGCCTGCGCCCACAGGCTCACTTGCATAAGCGCGACCGCCAGTTCCTCCTCCAGAGCCTTGATCCTCTCGGCGGATGCGGCCTGACCGGCGCGGTAGGCTTCGGCGGTGTCGTCACCGTCACATGCGCCAGCTTCAATGTAGGCTGCGACCTTCGGATACCGGATGCTAGCCCACTTCCGAAACCCCTCTAGCGCCTCGTCTGGCTCGGTCATCGTGCAGCCCTCCCGGCCTTGTATGCGGCGAGGGCGTTGTCGGCAGCGGTGCTTATGTGAGCGCGGACGCTTACATACTCCACCAACCCCTTCGCCCGTTCCTGTTCCTGTTCTCGGGCCATGCGGGCACCGGCGAGGTAGGCGGCTTCTAGGGTCGGCACCACACGAAACGGCCCGTTGAGCCACCCTTTAAGCGCCAACAGGTCAGGGTCCACCGGCTCTGGCGGGGTCCAGCCTTCGCGGGCTAGGCGGGCGGCGATGGTGGCGGGTTGCGGGTGATCTGCGCCTTGTATTTGCCAAAGCCGCCACGCCTCATCCGCCGTGGCTCTGTCCAGTTCTTCATTAGTCATCGTGCAGTCTCCTTTGCGATGGTGGCGGGGTCTAGGGCGCGGATGGCGTTTGCTTCGGTGCGAAGCGCTCTAATGGTGTCCACTACGGGGTGGTCTTCCGAAGGGTAGTCAATGTCGATCCAAGGGATATCGGCGTGCCAATCCTTGGCCCCCGCATCAACTGCCCTCGCAGCAGCCTCCAGCCCTAGCCGGATGCCTTCCAGACGGGCGGCGTCGATGAGGTGTTGGTTGAGGACTCGGTAGACCCTCTGTTTTTGCCACGGCACCGTCTGCGAAAGCCACGCGGTCGTGTATCCGTCGCTTACATGCACGCTAACCCACACATCATCCGCGACCGGCTGGGGTCCGCCGTCGTGCTTGATCCATTCAGTCATGGTCAGCCTCCATAAGCAAATCTTCCAGGGCATTACGAATGCGAACCGCATTTGCCGCCGCGATCATATACTTATCTTGTGCGCGGTCGGCCAACTTCTGTGCTTCCGCGTGACGAATGCGAAGCTGGTTAATCTTGTCTATACGTTCTTGCTCTGTCATTTGTCTGTCCAGTTTACTTGAGTTTGAACTACAACGGATTGGGTCTCTGTGGCGATCAGAAAGCGGGTTTGGGGGCAAGACAGGGCGGCGCGTTGGGCCTCATCGCGGGCGTCATTCAGGAAATTGGTTGCCATATGCAATTCCGGGTTTTCGCCGTTATAGCGAATGACAAAGTATTTTGTCTGGGTCATCTAATTAGCCTCCCACAATCGCGGCAAACGTGACGGCCAGCAAGGCAAAGGCCAGGAACGCGCCAATCGTAAACAGGCACTCGAAAGCAAGTCTCAGATAGGTCACTTTGTTTTCTCCTTCATAAGTCTGTGATAGCGGCCAATAACCGCGTTGGTTGTTCGGTCTAAGTGTTGGGCTATCCAGGCGTTAGGAAACCCATATTTTCTATACCACAACAACAATTCATCTTCCGTTCCCGTCCACAATGCCGCGCCGTGGCGGGCCTCCATAAGCCGCGCTTTCTGCACCGGGTCGGCATACAGGGCTTTCAGGGAAGCGGTGGCGCGGGCTAGACGGTCGGTCATGCTTGCCCCCATTGATCCGCCATCGCGTCGGCAATGCCTGAGTAAAAGCGCGAACGCTCTTTCCAGCGATCCGCGCCTGGCGGCATACGATGAACCCGCTGTTCCCGGCCTTCAACAATATCAGTTGGAACAAGCACGGGCAGGCCCTTAAGCCAGAGGCAGGTGCGCTTGCACTCGCCATGCCCGAACTGCCAAGGCTGAACCGATTGCGCCGGGGCCTGGTAGCCTTCGATCAGGGCTTTGGCGTGTCGGTGCATAACGGGATTTTCAACGGCAATCCGGTCGATGGGGGCATTCCAAAAGGCTGAGAACAGGGCCGCGCCTTCCTGCAGCTCGCGCTGCATCTGGTCGGCGGACTTGCCCGGCGGCGGGGTCGAGAGCCAGCGGACGCCGGAATTGCACAACCTGGTGCAAGGCGGGTGCGCAATTAGCAAATCCCAGCCATCGGCAAGCAGGGTCAGGGCGTCCCCGATAATGTGGCGTTCTGATCCGTCCTCGCTTGGCAGCAAGTCACATGACCAGGCGTCATGGCCACGGGCCGCAAACGCATTGCGAACGGTCCCGCTATATTCGCAGGCGACAAGCACTTTCATGCGAACTTCCCATACTTGAGAGGGCCAGGGCGCTTTGTCTGGACGTAGGCAAGCGCGTGATGATGCGAGCAATACGAACGGCCATCGGTAGGCATGGCACAGCTTATCAGCCCCTCACCGTCGCCACCTACGGGCCACGCACAGGCCGCACGGCCACGTTGGGACCATAGAACCGGCTGTGAACCGGGCAGAGGCGAGAAGGCTTCTAGCATGGCCTCACGCCAGGGCTTGCGTTCCGCCTTGGCCGTGGGTGGCGGGCCTATGTTTTCCGCCGCCGTCCGCA